AATGTTTCGGGCGCCATTATACCAAAGTTTGCTACGTTCTCTAGTGTCTGCCGGCACCGCATCATGTAAATAAAGCAAGTTGTCTTTTACATGATTAATAAACTTTTCTGCATTTACATCTACGTTTTTAGACTTTAATCCAATATTTGGATAGTCTTTTAGCAATTCAACGTTGTGTTTAAAAGCTTCAGGTTCTTTTTTAGCCGCTTCGTAATTGGAAAATAAATGTTCTGTAATTGGATTTTCCGTTGCTTTTACGGCGGTTGGAACTCTAGTGCTAACTGCGTGTTCTGCGGCGGTTACTGGCTTAATACTTAATCCAACCGGTAAACCTTTAGTTATTTCTGCGGTTTTCCCTAATGCTGGTGCGGCCATAGCGGCCACATCAAAAGTAGGTTCAAAACGTCCTGATTTCCATATATCAGCACGGTTTCCACCGGTTTTTACTATATCGGATGGGTTTCTTACTGGATAATCGCCTTGGCCCCATCGCTGAACTTCTTCCGGAGCCTGGCCTAATAAAAAGTCGCCTAATTGGGTTCCACCAATTAATGGAACTTGGTCTTTTACGTAATATTGATTGGCATATGTTTTAGCGGCATTGAGCAATTCCCCAATTTTTGCAACGTTGGGATTAACGGTTGGTATTGGGCCTACCGTGCCTAGTTCATAATCATCAGCCATGATTAATTTTATATGACTTCAATCATTACATCAACGCCGCCGCCCTTACGAATTTCACCGCGATTAATCATAAGTACATCAATCTGTCCATCATTGTCATAAACGCCGGCATCTTCTAAACCGTCTAAAACGGCTTTTAAACGATTATCTAGGTCTGTGACTACCTTTGAACGTGGATATAACCATAACGTCACTTCAAGCCGTTTATCGCCAAATTTGGGTATGTTTTGCGCTACAACACATTCTGCCACCGCAGTTTTAAATTCGCGCCCAGCTTTGCTTAATACTGTATGGCCACGAAAATTGCGCCAGTACGTATTCATGCTGGGTGGGTATGGCAATTTAATTATCGTCATTTAACAATTCTTTGACTTTTTCGTGTAAATCTTCTTCACTCCAGCCCCAGTATTTTTGGAAGCCTTTGTGTCCAAGGGAATGAACGCTGGTATTTCCAAGACGGTGGTGCCACATACACAAGGGTATAGTGTTGGCGGTTTTCCTAGGCTGACCATATCGGCGTATATGATGGATTTCCACGGGCGTGTCGGTGTCAGTAATTCCATTTTGCCGGCACAATATGCACCCCAATCTTGCCAATTTAGCATAGTGTTCTTTTTCATTTGCCATTCGCTAGTTCGTACCATTGCTTGTAAAAGTCTTTAAACATACTAAACCCTTGACCAGCAAGCATACATTGTCCATCCGGTTGAACCAAATAATATTTATTGATAATTGTTTCAGTATCGGTATTACCATAAATGATTACAACCATAAAATCTTCTTTTTTTGCTAATGCTTGAAGCAAATACTTTTGGCCTTTGCTTACTTTTTCACCAGGCCGTTTCCATTCCATAATTAAAAAACAACCATTGCGTTCACATATTCCATCTACATTACTTGGTACAAAATGTGAGTTTTCTTCAATTAATCCTTGAAAATCCACATAATCTGTATGTGTCGCATAAGCGTTACGCATTAGCCCCATTGTTCAGTCAAATCCTTTGCAATTAATTCTAAGTCATGCGCTACGTCAGTAATATCTAACGATATTTGATAAGCTTTATCGTATTGGCCTTTTAATGTGGCTTCATGGAAGTCTTTAATTAATTTTAATAAAGCTAAATATTGTGTTGAATAATCGTTCATTTCTCTTGTGCCTTTTTTAGTATTGCTCTAGCAAAATCCTGTATGTCTTTCATGCTTGATTTCAATGTTGCATCTTTTCGCACATCATCCCAAGTATTTGCTATTTCCTCATCTGTTAGTGTCTTTGCTGGATGGGTGTAGAGTGGAATAGCATCAAAAGGTAGCGTATCTCTACGAAAGGCTACCATTGCATTTTCTTCGTCTTTATACATCCACGCTACTGGTTCATTGTTCATTTGGTTAACCTTTCAAGGTTGCGATTGCTGGCTTCTTGGGTGCGCCACGCTTCAAAACGAAGTTTTGCCGATTCCAATCTAAATTTCCACATTTCTGTTTTGTACGTTGCCGCGCCAATAGCTTTGCATAAGTCTTGATATTCTTGGCTGGCATAAGCTTCGCGTTCCTGGGCGCCCAAACTTTGTTCGCTTGATTGTTTCATTTTTATGGCTTTTAGGCTGGATTTATAAGCTTCTAATTCAGCCAGTTCACCCTTTGCTTTAGCGTATTCCGGGGCAAATTCGTATAGATAATCTACACAATCATTGGGGTCAACTACACGGGTTTCAGCTTTCATCGTTCCATCCATATTTTAGCTACTACTAACAAAACAAAAGCCCAAAGCACTAGGCCGCTAAAAAAGAAAAATATAAAAATAAGTTCATTCATCGCCAATCCCCAATTTGTCCACGGTTGCCTTTTTTCCATTGGTCGTACATATCTTTAGCAAGTTGCTCACGGCGGCTATTAAATTTAGAATTAGCAAAATAACCCCTAAAACCGGTAAGCCCAAGCTGGGTACGGTAAACAAGTAACTGTCTGATTTCACATTCATACCGCCATCTTTCCAATGTGTTGTTGGATTCGTTGTCGGTACTGTCCCATTGTTTCCCCGGCATAAGCATTTAGTCCCAATTCACGGCCTTTAGCCATTGTCAATTCATCGGTACTATACCAAGGCAATGCTGGGCGTTTTGCTTCTTTTGGGGTCATGTCCAATTCATCTTCCCAGCGGCCTTGATTAAGCCAAGTGCTTGGATGGGGAATAAAGTCTGATTCAGTACCCTTTAGTTTCCAGTAGGCAACGTGTTGTTCAATGGCTTCCACGGCATCGGATTGTTCTTGCTTTGTAAGCCGGTTAAACGCCCCCAGGGCGGCACGTTTAGCTACCTTCCTGGGGTAATGTTTCCAAAAGGTTTCAAACATTTTCAGCCTGATTGTAATAATTATTGATGGCTTTTATTGCTTTGTCGCAAATTGCATCGCTTCTGCACCAACGGCCATTAGGAGTAAAAAATTCAAAACTTGTTGCATTTTTTTCTAATGTTGCGGTGTATTCATTATCAAAAATTGTTTTTGAATATTCAGTACCGTTTTCTCTAGTAATGAACCAAACGTCTGTAACTTTCATTTTTTTTCCTTTTGTTTTCACGGTAAAGCACCGTATTAATAATTTACTAAAGTAATCTTTACTTGTAAACAATTATTTTCTAGTGATATACCCTAATATCTAATAACTGTTGTATTTATGTTGCTTTTTGGTGGACGAACCTAGCCCACCTAGGTTGCCTTAATAAGTTTTGCTTTTCGGAGCCACTTAACCCGTCAGTCGTTCAGGAAACCGGCACTAACTTCGCCACCGGCATTTGCGCTATTACATTCCTTATCCCCCAGTAGCGCTTCTATTCTGACCGCTGGTGGTGGTGAATCCCCAATCAGAACGATTGCGAATAAGAAACAAAAAACCCCTTAGTGGATAGACTGTATGGAAACTAAACTAATTAAATGGTTCAAGTGCATTTAATTAATTCAGAACAATCTACCCATTAAGGGGTTCTAACTTCAGCGGTTTCCATGTCGCAATGGTTAAAACTATATCACATATTTCCCCATTGGTCAGCCATTGCATCAGCAATTCCTTGATAAGTTGTGCTTCTTAATTTCCAACGGTCTGCGCTGGGCGGCAATTTATGCAAACGTTGTTCACGTCCTTCAACAATATTTGTTGGTTGTAATTCCGGCAAACCCTTTAACCATAAGCAAGTAGCTTTAGTTTCACCATGCCCAAACATCCAAGGTTGAATAACTTGATTTTGCCGCCAACCAATGATTTCTACGGCATATTTGTGCATTATTGGGTTTTCAATTGCAAATTTAGGAATATTGCAATTTAGCAATTTTTTAAAAAAATTAGCACCGTCCCTCATTTTGTCCCAGCGGCCTTCTTGCTTATAAAGCCATGAAACGCCTGAATTACATAAATAAGTGCATGGTGGGTGGGCTACCATTAAATCCCAACCATCATTAATAATGTCAAAAATATCGCCTTGATAGTGCGGCCCAGGTGTATCAGTTGGCAATAAATCACAACTTATGGCTTCATGCCCCCCCCGATGAACGCATCACGTACACGTCCTGAATACTCACAAGCTACTAAAACTTTCATAAATTTTTAAGTTCCGGCCACACGACCCACCAGTTGTCAGGAAACAACGTTTTCCTAGTTACTAATCCATGACTTTCGCGTTCAATGGTTGCGGCCATTAACGTTAGCGGACCCATAGGAATAGCATCCTTGTTGCGCCATTGACACACCGCTTGAACGCTTACGCCACATAGCTTTGCGACCTTTGCTGGCTTTCCTAACAAGTCAATTAATTCTGCATTAGTCATTTATTTTCCTCAAATTACTAAATATTTCTTTACAAGAACTAAATTTTACTTTACATTTGTCAGTACGGCAATGTCGCCGTGATAAAAAAGGAGTAGCAAACATGGTTGATGAATTAAGCCAATTGATGTTGGAACATGAAGAATTTCTTGAAAAAGCTTTAGATGATATGGAATTTAGTAATGAATTTATGACCCAAGAACAAGTTGACTGCATCCGTCAAGCTTGTGGAAAACCACGTAATAGTCACGTTAACCCATTGTTACGTGATGTGATAAATGACTTTGCCAATGTTTTTGGAAGTGATTTCAAAAAATTTGATGAAGAAACTAAAAAAATGTTTGGAAAGTGAAAAAAATGATAATCGCAAAAAGAAACAGTAGCGGCACCGGCGACTTTAAATTACCGCCACCAGGTAGCTTTCTAGCCCGTCTATATCGCATTATTGACCTTGGCACCCAAACAACTGAATGGATGGGTAAAAAGAAAATGCAACGCAAAGTATTGTGTATGTTTGAGTTGCACGGGGAAGATAACGATGGCAATCCGTTAGTTATGGATGATGGCAAACCAATGGTCGTTTCAAAGCGTTATACGCTATCCCTGGACGAAAAAGCCACGTTGCTAAAGGACTTACAAGCTTGGCGCGGCAAAGAGTTCACACAAGAAGAATTAGACGGTTTTAGCCTAGAAGTATTGCTGGGCAAATTCTGTATGGTTTCTATCACCCATAGTGAATACCAAGATAAGACTTACGCCAATATTGCCAGCATCAGCCAGGTGCCAGCCGCATTGAAAAAGCTTGGTGAACCCGTTGGTGTCAATGAAACTTTAATGTTTTCTATTGACCCGTGGGATAGAGAAAAGTTTGATAAGTTATCACAAGGGTTGCAAGATTTAATTAAGAAATCTGCTGAATACCGAAACACCTTT